TAATCTTAATGTATGCTTCTTGCATACTTCAACAGTCCTCCTGTTGTATTTGTTTGTACATAGAGCCCTCTGGCAACAGAGGGTTTTGTGTTACTATCACACTATGGAAATATTTGTTCAAGACTGTGACATCTGCTACCACCCTTACTGGCAGGATGAATTGATAGAAGGGTTGTGTGCAAGATGCCAGGAATACAAAGAAGAAGAATAAAAAAAAATTTTTTTCGCACTTAGTGCGAGAGCAATACTATAGTACTTACACCTAGAAAAGTTCTAGGGATTGCATAGGGGTATGCAATATAATATGAAAAGAAAGATAGCTTAAAATCACGAGACAGTTCACAGGATTGTTATAGATTATAAGGTTGACTTTGATTCGTATTCTTTCGTAAAGTTAGGATTGGGTGCGAGGACCTACAGAGGCTAAGGAAAAGGGTTGCATGACCTACCCATAGTGATGGTAAAACAACTGCCTAAACTAACTTAAAACAGTAAATGGACAGACTGTACGACAGAACGCCACCATGTGTGGCGTTTTGTGTTATGATGGGGTTTATGTATGGTAAGAAAAAAAAGAAAAAGAAAAAACCTGGATATAAGAAAGGTAAGTAATGCCTTTTAAAAAAATTGGACCTAATAAATTTAAATCACCTAGTGGTAAAGTTATGAGTCTGAAACAAGTTCAGGCATACTATGCAAAATACAAAAAGAAATAATTATGGCAGAGTATCAAGGTAAATCAGTTAAGTTGGATAGTCCTTCTAGGATTGGCAAAGGCGAACCTGGATATGGTCGTAAAAAATTTAAAGTGTATGTAAAGACAAAAGGTGGCAAAGTTAAAAAGGTTATGTTTGGAGACCCAAATATGGAAATCAGAAAAGATAACCCAGAAGCTAGAAAGTCATTTAGAGCTAGACATAAATGCGATACAGCAAAAGACAAGACCACACCAAGATACTGGTCTTGCAAAATGTGGTAAGCAATGAGCATAAATAACATAGGACAATATTCAAAACAATTACCTAAAGCATATCAATTAGGACCTAACAATGGTCAGAATTGTTCTAACTGTGAATACTTTAAAAATAATGGTTGGTGTGTTTTATTTAATCATTCTGTATTACCTATGGCTTGGTGTAAGAAATGGGAGAAAGCAGATGGCTAAAAAAGTTAGTTGGATGTGGGGTGGCAAACGCTACTATGGTACTTTAATTAGAGAGACCAAAACACATAAGTTCGCCAGAACTGAAAATGGAAAAATAAAAAAAATAAAGAAGTAATTTGAGTATTAATGTTCCTTGCCCTTCGTGTGGAGAAGCCTTACATGTTAAGAACGACATGAAGTGTAAGAACAGAAAATGTGGTAAATATGGCAAATAATAAATTATGTTACGCAGGTGGATGCCATAGACCTTTGCCTAAAGGTAGGTCAAAATTTTGTAGCGATAGATGTGCTAACAGAATTAACATGCAAAAGAAAAGAGCCAAAAAAGCAGGAAGGGAATGGTCTCAAGTTGATGATGAACTTAACATTCCAAGTCAGAAAAAAAATGTACAAAGTAGGCGTGGAAAAGTATATAAAGATTTAGTTGAGTCTGGTTTAGGTGAAGAGATACTTCGTAAGAAAAATACTTTATCAGATGTTGCAAAAGTATTAGGAACTACTGTAGGTGCAGTATCTATGGCATACAATGCGTATGTAGAAGATTTAGAAACAAAAGCAGCACAAGATGATTGGGAGTTACCACAAGTTGCAGAAAAAGCATTACAAGAGTTTTCAGATTTTAGAGATAGATACTTCCAGACAGAAACTGGACAAGCATACGAAACTGCAGATTTTCATGAGAAATGGATTAACTCCATTATGGATGCTATAGAAACTGGTGACCAACAAATGATACTTAGTCCACCACGACATGGTAAGACAGATTTGTTAATTCACTTTGTTGTATGGCTTATATGCAAAACTCCAAACATTAGAATTTTATGGGTAGGTGGTAACGAAGACATTGCAAAGAATGCAGTAGGTTCTGTTATTGACCAGTTAGAAAATAATGAATTATTAATAGAAGAGATTTGTGGTCCTGGACCTAAATTTAAACCAGAGAATAGAACTGGTAAGTCTTGGTCACAAAATGGTTTTACTGTAGGTACACGAACAGTTACTGGTATTAAATCACCTACAATGGTTGGCATTGGTAGAGGTGGTAAGATACTTTCTCGTGACTGTGACATTATCATTGCAGATGACATTGAAGACCATCAATCTACTATGCAACCTGCATCTAGACAAAATACATTGAACTGGTGGACAACAACTTTAGGTTCTAGAAAAGAGGAACATACAGCTATGTTGGTTATTGGTTCTAGACAGCATTATGATGATTTGTATTCTAAGTTGCTAGAAAACGAAAGTTGGAAAACAATCGTTGAAGAAGCACATGATACTGGATGTACCTTACCTGACTGGGATAACGAAGCACATACTGATTGTATGTTGTGGAGTTCTAAGAGAAGTTACAAATGGTTAATGGATAGAAAGAGAGCAGCAGAGACTACAGGTGGTAGAGCAATTTTTGAAATGGTATATCTTAATGTTGCTATGCCAGATGGACTTGCATTATTTGATGCTGAAGAGATAGAAGCATGTAGAGACCAGAATAGAGATATTGGAATTATTCCTCCAGGTGTACGATTAATTGCAGGACTTGACCCTTCATCAACTGGATATCAAGCAGCATTTTTATGGGGTTACAATCAAGCAGATAATAAATTATTTATGATTGATATGGAAAACTCTTTAGGTGGAGGTATTCCACAAGCATTAGACATTATCAAAAGATGGTATCAGAAATATAGTCTTTCACACTGGGTCATTGAGGAGAATGGTTTTCAGAGAGCAATTAGGCAAGATAAATCTATTAAAGAATTTGCAGGACAACATGGAATATTTTTAGAAGGTCATCAGACTTATAGTAATAAATTTGACCCTGTATTTGGTGTTACTGCAATGCGACCATTGTTTGCAGAGCAATTAATTTCTTTGCCATATCTTGGATTTGAAGCACAAGAGAAGGTAAACTTATATAAAAGTCAGTTGGTGTATTTTAGTTCTGCACAAAGTAAGAGTAGAACAGTAGGTACAAAAACAGATATTGTTATGGCTTCTTGGTTTCCAATGAAATCAATAAGGCGTATGCAAAAGGAAAGACTTGCTACAATGGGTTATGACTATGAACCAAGTTATAGTGGTTATAGTAGTATGAATATAGATTTGGATACATGGAGATAATGAAGACAGCAGAACAAGTTTACAATAGAGTTTACGAATTAAGACAACTACATTCAGAGTATGTAGCAGAAAAAGATAACATCAGAGCAATCATGAATGGTGGTGCAGATGGTATCAAAGCATTGCTAGGTAAAGATATGCGTGATATGGATTATCAGCAATTACCTGCACCTAACTTGTTAATGTCTGCGTTAGAAAGATTTGCACAAAAACTTGGTAGAGCACCAGATTTAAAAGTAGATATCTTTAATGATAAAGATAGTGAAAGAGCAACTAAGAGAGCAGAAAAGCTAGAGCGAATTGTTCATAGCTATGATGAATTACAAAAGTTGCATAAACAATTACCACAAGTAGGTAGATGGTTACCAGGTTATGGTTTTGCTGTTTGGGTATTAAAAGAAAAGAAAGATGCTAATGGAATACCATATCCAGTAGCAGAGATACGAGACCCATACACATGTTATCCAGGACATTTTGGTCCAGAACAACAACCAACAGAATTAGCAATAGTTTATAGAGTTCCTCATAAAACATTAGCTGAACAATATCCAAAGTATAAAAATCTTATTATGGATGAAGTAGATAGTGATAGAGCATCATCTATTGCTTATATGTCTAGCTATGACAAGACTTGGGCAAACCAAGATGGAACAGGAAAAGTTGTAGCAGAGTATTATGATGCAGAGGGAACTTATATATTTTTACCAGAAAACAAAGTTATTATAGACTTTGTTCCAAATCCATTAAAATCAGGACCAAGATTTGTCGTAGCAAAGCGTTACAGCTTTGACCAAATGCAAAGTCAATTCCATCATGTGATTGGATTGATGGCGAATATGGCAAAAATCAATGTTCTATCTGTCATTGCTATGGAAGATGCTGTGTTTACAGAAACCAACATCATTGGGGAGATAGAATCTGGACAATATAGAAAAGGTAGATTCGCTGTTAACTACTTGACCCCAGGGTCTCAAGTTAGCAAACCTACTAATAATTTACCTTATCAGTTGTTTCAACAGATAGATAGACTTGAACGACATCTTAGATTAGGTTCTGCATATCCTGTATCAGATGATGGACAATCGCCAAATGCTTTTGTTACTGGTAGAGGGTTAGAAGAACTTGGTCAATCAGCATCACTTCATGTGAGAGAGTATCAAACAGTATTGAAAGATGCTTTAGAAGAAATAGATGCTAAGAGATTAGAGTGGGATGAAGTAATGTATGGTTCTATGCGTAAACCATTATCTGGTTATCGTAAAGGTACTGCATTCAAAGAAACCTACACACCTAGTTCTGACATTGGAGAAGTCTATAAGACCAGAAGAGTTTATGGTGTTATGGCAGGATTTGATGAAGCACAGAAAATTATTACAGGGTTGCAACTAAAACAACAAGGTGTTATTGATATGCAAACACTACAAGAAAATCTTGATGGGTTGGATAACATAACACAAATTCAACATAGAGTTAATTCAGAGAAAGCAGAAACAGTTTTGTTTGAATCGCTTATGGCTTTGGCAGCACAAGGAGACCAGAAAGCAACTATGGCTGCAATAGAGATAAGAAAAAATCCACAAAATATTTCTAAGATACTTGATAAGTTCTACACACCAGAAGAACCAGAAGTATCACCAGAAGAAATGGCATTATTACAACAAGGAGTACCACAAGCAGGACCACAATTAGGTGGTGGTGCACCAGTTGGTATTGAGCAAGTACTTGGTGCATTAGGTCAACAAGCACCTCAACCACAAGGAGTTCCAGTTGAGTAATGAAACAAAATTTTGGGATATAATAAACTCTGAAGATTGGGATGTAAATATTAATGATGATTTTCCTATGAGAGGAAAGTTTGATGTTGGTGATGTTCCTTTTGCTAATATGTTGATACCAACACCTATACCAGGTGTGTGGTTAAACTTCAGTGTGGGATTTGACATTAATCCACCAGATGATGAGGAGTTGTATTAATGGGTAGAAAACCTAAAAGACCAGAATTGAAAGAAGCTACAGACTTAACACAAGCAGGTGCTTTTGCAGATATTGTTGTTCCACCTCAAACAGAAGGAGACCCTTATGGACAAACTGCACAATTACAAGCACAAACTGATGCTATTGCTAGACCAGTTCCAAGTCAACCAGTTGGACCATCAGGAACTGCACCTCAAGCAATGCCAAGACCAATTAATTTAGGTGCACCAACTAATAAACCATTTGAACCAAATACAAGTGGTATTCCAATAGGTGCAGGTGCTAATGGACCAGAAGGAATACCTACAGACACACTTATGAATTTTTTAACAGTAGCAAAACAAATTACACAAGACCCAATATTTGATGAGTTAATGTTAGAAGATTTCTTAGATGAGGATGCGTTAGAGGCAAACCCACAAAACTTTTTTGGTATTTAAATGGCTGACTATAGGGGAATGTTTGAATCTCCACCAGAGTTGGAGGAATATTTAGGAAAGCAAACTACAGCTAACTTAAATGAAATAGAGTTTTTTAAAAATACAATTACACCAGATATAGCACAGAATGTAGCTGACATATCTAAAAACTTTCCAAATATGAACCCTAAACTTGCAATGTATGCAGGTATGTTTGGTGTACAACCAGATAGTCCATTAGCTTTTGAACTTGCTAAAAGAAATCATGAAGTATTTGTAAAACAAAATGTTGCAAAAACAAATCAAGTTAATAAGTTTAAAAGAACAACACAGTTAGCATCTTTGATGTTAGATATGGGATTTCAACCTATATCAAGAAACTTTAAATCAACAGTAGTTGCTGCACAAAAGACTGGTGTTAATACTGCACAAGCAGTAGCAGCAAACTCTTTGTTAGGTGCTGCCACAGGTTTAGCATCATTTATTCCTGGAGTAGATGGTGATAAAGCTGCTGACAGAGTAAGAAGAGCATTAGTTGGAGATAAGTTTTCTGATATATATAAAGAAACAAAAAATGCTTATGGACCAACAGAGTTTAATCAAGCATGGGATGAGATAAAAGCAGGAAGACCATTGAACTTAGGTCAAGGTTATTTTGCTAATTCTACACCAATAGAAGAAACACAAGGATATAGAGATTTAAGAAGACAAGGTTTTTCAGAAGAAGCATCTTATGCACAAGCAGTGCAAGATTATGGAAGACCAATCACATTAGATTACGAGAAACAAGAAAATCAGTTTAAAGCTAGAACAAGAGTTGCAGGTGATGTAGATATATCACCAGGTCGAGTTGTAGCAGGACAGTTCTTTACAAAAGAAGATATGGGTTATGCATTAGGTTCTGCTGTAATTGATGGTGCTTTTAGAATATTTGGTGACCCTGTTAACTATGGTCTTAACTGGTTAAGTGGTGCAAAAGTTGGATTAAGAAGTATGGTTACTGCTGATGAACAAGCATTGTTTAAAACAGGTAAAGCATTAGCAGAGGCATCAGAGAATTTACCATTGCTTCCAAGATTATATAAAACTATTGCAGGTGGAGAAATAAAATTACCAAATGGAACTGTAGAAAAGATAACAGCTAAAGAAGCTAGAAGATTACAGTTTGGTAGAACAGCATCACAAGTTTTAGAAACTAAGCGTGGACAAAAACTATTACAGGCTATGTCTGATGCACAAGGTGATACAGGACTAGCTGCATTAATGGATATACCAGAGTTTCAAAAGATAGACCCAAGAATACTTAGATTATTTAATGCTATTACAGAACCAGAAGATATGAAGACAGTATTAACTTCATTGTTGAATAATGGAAACTTAGCAAAAATGGATGATGTATTAAGTCTTAAGTATGGTGTTACAGATGAGTTAGTACAAGCATTAACAGAAGGTAAAGCAACTGGTTTACGATTACCAATCAAACCAAACCTTATACCAGAGACAGCAAATATACTAGCTAAAAAGTTTACTGGTGAATATACAGATATTGCACCATTGCGTATAGGTATCTCTAAGTTAAGAGCAGCGTTTGACCCTAAAGCACAAGATGATGTATTTGCAGGTGTCATTGGTATTAATGGAGAATTAAGAAATGCTTTACCTTATCGTATGAGAAAGTATTTTGATTTAGCACCAGGAAAATTTGCATCAGTAAAAGAAATAGGAACTACTGCTAGAAACATTGATGGCATTATGAAATCAGGAAGACTTAGCTTAGAGAAGAGAGGTCAATATCTTAAAAAGATTATGGATGCAGAAAGCCAAGATGATATTGCAATTTTAATAAAAGACATCTATCAAGATATTGTTCCAGAAATAATTAGAAAAAATCCTGACTTGAAAGAAGAAGAAGTGTTCTTAAAAGAAGTTATGTCATTCTTAGCTGATGAGTCTACAGATATTAAAAAATACTTTGCTAGTGAAACAGGACAACCATTAGCATTTCCTGGAACTAAATTCAGAACTTATGTAGATAAAGAAGGAAAGACAGTTTATGAAGCTACTCCTACTGCACAAATGCTTTCTGAATTTGCAGAAAACTATGTTGCACTAGTTGATTATCAAGAATTAGAAAAAGCATTCCCTGCACTTAGAAAAATTGTAGGTAAAAAAGGAAGTGCTTTAAGAGAGTATTTGGAAAAAGATACTGTTGATATAACTGATAGAGTTATGCGTAGATTAAAACTTAAAAAGACAGGATTTAAAACAAGTGTAAGAACTGGTAAGCCAAGTATTGGTGGTGGTGGTGCTAGTGAGACATTTGATTATTTATACCAAGAATATTTAATGCAGAGAGTTCTTAAACCAGTGTGGATGTTAAGAGGTGCGTTAACAACTCGTGTTGCACCTGAAGAAGCATTGCGTGTCATTATGAGTGGTAGCAGAGGTTCTATGGCACATCCATTCCAATACCTTGCACTTAAGTGGGCAGGTGGAGAAGTACTAGATTACAAAAATGTAAACAATGATACTTTATGGGCAACAAGAATATTAAAGAAAGAAAAACCATTTGTAGAAGAAATACTAGGTAAAGACTTTATTAATGCTGCATCTGCAGAATATCCAGACATTGAAAAGATTATGAAAAATTTAAGAGTTGGAGTTAATGAAGATGGTATGGCTAGTGATGACTTTGTTTCTTGGATACTAAAGAATAATGAAGATGGTAGAGACTTTATCTTTAATGATTATAGAGATATGAAATTAAAACCTTTAAAAGTTAATGGTGGAAAAGTATTTGTTGATGGTGTATCAGATGCAATAGTAAGTAATAAAGCAGGTGGTTCTTTTAATATCAATAAAGGACAAGATGCAGGAAAAGTATTTTCAAGTGTAAGTCCATATAAAAAACTTGGTGATGTATTTGATGAACAACAAATAAAACAAATTGCTAAAGATAATGACTTTACAGAAAAAGAAGCATATCAAAAAGTTATTAATGAATATTTAAATCCTGATACTGAATTAGGTAGAGAAAGATTAATGTACTTAAGAAAAGAAAACCATTCATTAGGATGGAGAAGTGAAGGTGGTGCATTATTCTTAGATGTATCAGTAAATATACCTGCATTATCTAAGACAGCATCAGTTAAAGAATTAGAAAAAGCATTAGTTAATACTGCATTGCTTGGTGTTAAAGGATTGCAAAAGAGTGCATATATATCACCAGAAGCTATACAGCTTATGTATTCATCTAAGATGTTTAAACAAGCTGACCTTAAATATTGGTTTAAAGCAGTAAAAGAATTTACAGACCCTAGAACTGGTGAAATAACAATGGGTCAAATGAACTTCATTAATCCATCAGCACCTAAGTTTGCAAAAGATGTATTAGCTACTGTAACTAAAGATGATGTTGTACAGCAACAGATATTTAATGCATTATATGATACTAACTTTGATGTGGCAAAAGTTGTTAGAAGAAAGAAAAGAGGAATAGCTAATGCAGCACCAGATGGTAGTTGGCTACCAAATTCAGAAACTTATCTAAGTGCTATGGCAACTAAAGCTATGAAGAACTTTATTAATCCAGAGTTTAGAACACAATACAAAGGTCTTTATAAAATGTATAAAAAAGAAGTTAATGGTGCAATTCAGGAAGATTGGAAGAGAGCATTAACTCATCAATTTATAAAGCACTTTCAAAACCCTGTCAGTATTTATCTTGCTAACAATGGTGTAGATGAAACAGTTAAATATTTATTATATAAGCCAGAAGGTAGAAAACTTCTAGAACAAATGGTTAAGTTATCAGATGTTCGTGGACATATAGCCAAATCAGAATTGTTTGACCCTATACAGCTAAGAAACAATGTAGAAGCACTTGGTTATAGAATGGCAAAACTTATTGGTGGTACAGCACAAATTAAAAATCCATTATCAGGAAATGTAGTTACAGAACAATGGGCTACACAAGTTAGATGGTATCAAGGTAAAAAGATGTATCCACTGTATGAATTTGATTTAACTACAGGTTCTAAGATGGGTCAAAAATTACTTAAAAGTGGTGGTTTTTATAATGGTGTAGATTATTCAGAGTATTGGCAATTAGCTGTTAACAACTCTAAAGCAACTAGACAAGTTTCTAGAGGTGGTGGTGCTATTGCACAATCAACAAGACTTAAAAAATATTATTCAGATTTCTGGGATTTACTAAGTCCTGATAAAGCTAAATTACAAAATGACATTGCAGGTTCATTTACATTCTTAGACAATGTAGCAGATTACACACTTAGTGAGAGTGGTGGTCAATTAATTAAAGCTAAGTATGACAAGATGTTGGAGTCACTCTATACAATATTTTTAACAGGACCTTCAGATATATTAAACAGAGACCCATTGTACAGAATGAGTTTGTATGAAGGTGGGTTAGATGGTCTTAAGTTATTTGATGAACCAACAGCTATGGAATGGGTAAGAGGTGCAGAAAGAGCATTAAGAGGTTCTAAGTTTGGTGAAGAGTTAGTAGGTGATTATTTAGCAGAAGTAGATAAGTTAAAACAAATCAATGGTTTCCAAAATGAGATTACAAGTATGGAACAAGCTATGGGTATTTTCCAAAAACAAGCTGCTTCATCAGTTATAAACTTATTATATTCCACATCAGAAAGACATGTCTTTTCAGATATGTTATCTAGCTATGTTCCTTTCCCAGAGATAGGTGCAGAAGTTTGGAAGACTTGGGGTAAATTATTTGCTGACCAACCAGTTAAATTTAACAGAGCAAGAATTGCATTTGATGCAGGAGAAGAAGGTAAACCCTATGATTCAGATACAGGTTATTTCTTTAAAGACCCAGTAACAGGTAAGAGAATGTTCTCATATCCAGACCCATTTGGTTTAATACAAAAAGGTTTCTTTGGTGAAAACTTAGAAGAACAAGGTGTAAGAGTTAGACCTGCAGGTTTTCTTGGTGCATTGAACTTAGTTACAGCTAATGGATTACTACCAGGATTTGGACCAAAAGTTGTATGGACAATGGAGTTCTTTGATGCTGTTGTTAAATCATTACCTGCAACAATTACAAAAATTATCTTAGGAGATTTTAGAACAGATATAACAGACCCAGAAGAGTTTGTATTACAATTTGTTCAACCA